CTCCTGCTGCTGCGCCCACAGAAAATATAGAAATTCCCGCTAGAATCATGCCAATTCCAACCAAAAAATGGCCTGTAATAACAAGAATTACACCTATAACCGCAATAAACGCTCCAACAATTTCAAGAATTGTATCTAGCCCTCTTTCCACTAAAGCTGCTGCCAATCCTGGATTTGATGTTGCTGCATCCCAGATTGCAAGGGCACCCAGCACCATAAGACCAATTCCCAGAAGAACATGAACTCCTGTAAAAGTGAGAATTGCGCCTAGTGCCAAAAGCGCTGCACCCGTAAACAATTCAACAATCCCCAACAATTGGTCACTGATCGAACCGCGAAAATCAGGTGAAATCGTATCTAAAGAACCAGTCCCCCCACCAGAACCGATAGAAGAGCTATTAGATAACTGATTGATCTCGTCAAATCCAGCCAATGATCCAGCAGCTTTTTCCGCCGCAGAACCCACACTCTCTATTGCATTTGCCTCGTTATAAAGGTTTTCTGCTGCTTCCGCAGACTGTTCAGCTGTTGTACCAAAAAGAGCAGAAACAACTTTTGCAACCGCAGAAACTATCCTAGATAGCACATTTACAAATGCTGTAAATGCTGGTATAATCACGTTTACTAAGGGCTGTACTAATGTAAGGAGGGCTCCCTTTAATCTACCGATGGCCGCAGTCGCTTCATCATTGGTTTTAATGACCTTTCCAAACCATTCTCGCAGAGAGGCAAGAGCCTGAGAGATCACTGTAAAAATCAACGCGCTTCGTACCACTTCTCGTAGTCTCATGGAAAACTTTCCTGCGTTCTTTTGCATCCGCTCCATGGCCTGTGACATTCTTTCTGTGTTTGGTCCAGAAGATGCAAGTTGTTTTTGAATATCTCCCGCTCTTTCTTTGGTCAGATTAAGGGCAATGTTGCTTTTCTCAATAGAAGCATCATAGCTTTCTACCTTTTTCTGCACAGCATCCCATTCTTTTTGGAGCTGCTTTACCTTTTCTGCCTGTTGATTGATACTAGAAGATGTGAAAAACTCGCCACCGCTTTTCATGCTTTCTAGTTTTGCTTTTGCAGCATCCAGCTCTGCACCAAGCTGCTTAGATTGTTCAATCAACGGCATTTGTTGTTGCTGCTTAATATAAATCTGGTCGTTTAAACTCTCAATTTTTTTGTTTAGTTTGTTCAGTTCTTGTTGCGCCTTTTTATTATCAAGATCAACATCAATTACGATAGAGCCATCAGCGGCCATAAGATCACCTTGCTTCCTAGAAGTTTTATATATTGAGGGGGATTTTGTATGTAAAAGAGAAATTCACTTGTTTTTGCTATTTTTAAAGAAAATATGGAGGGTATTTGGAATGGGAAAGATGACAAAATGTAAATCTTGCGGAGCTGAAATCGCGAAGTCGGCAAAAACGTGTCCTCAATGTGGTGCGAAACAAAAACACACTTTAAAAACCGTGGCTTTTGTTCTTCTTGTTATTTTTTTAATAGGTGTTTTTGCATCTATATTTGGGGATAGCAGTGATCCGGAATTAGTGCAATCCTCAGCACAGGGCACCGAAAGTGGGCGGTCTGATAATGAGAAGACAGACACTGAGACTAAAACCGTTTTCAATGTTGGAGAAACAGCTGCTTTAAATGATGTTCATGTAACCTTAGTTAACGTTTCTGAAAACAACGGTGGAAATTATATGACTCCAACTGATGGAAACGTTTTTGTTGTTTGTGAATTTGAAATAGAGAACAATTCTGACACAGATATAGCTGTTAGTTCTATCATGTCGTTTGAGGCTTATGTTGATGATTATTCTACTTCAATGAACCTTTCAGCAATGTTGAGTACCAACCAGAAGCAACTTGATGGTTCTGTTGCAGCTGGAAAAAAGATGAATGGAGTTATCGGATATGAGGTTCCATCTGGATGGTCCACAATAGAAGTAAAGTTTACCCCCGATTTTTGGTCCGGAAAAGATATTGCGTTTACTTATTCAAAGCAGTAAAAATATAGAATCCCCTGCTGTCTCAATTTGAAGTTTTCAAGGTGTAGTTTCTTGACAGCTATCCAGCCAGCCCGTATAATAGCAAACAAGAGGTGATCGGGATGCTAGATGAAAAGGACCTGCAAGCGATTCATACGATGATGGAGCAGCAGAAGAAAGAAATCCTCAAAGAGTCTATGGCAAATATGCAGGTAATCATTGAGAATACATTTGCCCCACAATTCAAATTATTGTTTGAAAAGCTAGATTCAATGGGGTCTAAAATGATCCCGCAAGAAGCTATGGACATTATGGAAGATCGCGTGGATGATCTTGAAAAGACGGTGGCTATACATACCCGGCAAATTGAAGAATTGAAAAAAGCTCAGTAATGAATTCCTCAGACGGTGCCTGTTTCGGGTGCCGTCTTACTTTTTGTCCATGCCTTCAAAAGCTGTTGCTCCGTATCGGTGTACTGTGTTTTTAGGTCAACAATATCCCGGTTTTTCCTATAAAACTCTTTGTCTGCTTTATCCAACGGTTTTCCAAGCGCTCTTTTTTCCCGAATACGAATGATCTGCGCAAATAAGCAGTCCCCAATTTCCATGTAGGCACCTAGCCAAGTCCACCAATGGACTCCTCCTGTATTGGTCTGCGGATCATATTCTTTTGCCCGCACTTCATATCCAAGGACTCGGTTGATTGGGGCAACAATCATAGAAAAATCATGTTTCCAGGAAATCAGCTGCGGCTGTTTTTGTTTGGATATTTCTTCTCTTCCACCGTTAATAAAGCGAAAGCACTCCTGAATCGCCGCGTCATAATCCGTCAGTTGGTCAAATTCCACATAGAAGATTTGGAGCACGGCAAGAGCTCGTTCTTGATCGTTGAAATCTGGGTCGTTCAGAATTTCAAAAATGTCAAGGATGACACGATAATCATAGCGAATAGCAAGCTCTTCTCCGTCTATTTCAACGGTTTTTGGCAGCCCATAACTCATACCGTGCTCCTTACTTTAGCTTCTTTGATACTTTTGGTACTTGTTCAGATACTTTTGGAGCTTGGGATTCGTGGCTTTCTGTTCGCGCGCGAATGAAGTATCAATTTCATCCATCACAGCCAGCATGAGATTACACCACACCGGAAGCCCGTTTGCCAGAGCATAAACATTCATACCGCCAAACAGCACATCGCAAACCGCGTTGCCAAACACGCCGTCAATGATACCGCGCATTTCAGCATCCCGCTCTTTTGCAAAGTCAAAGATTTCCCGCTTGTCTGCAATTTTTTCAATTTGTGCTTTATACCCTTCCTGCTTTTTATCCAGTTCTTCAAAAGCGGAGTAAAGCTTTTCCACAAAGTTGCTGTCAGTCGGGTTAAAAGACACCTCACACTTTCCATTCAGGGAATATGTAACAAGTCCGCTGTCAAAGCTTAGTTCTTTCACGTCTTACACCTCGTCTGGAGTAAAAGTCACCTTAGCGCCGGAAACAGACGCCGTTCCGGTGGTTCTTGTACCACCCATGGTCACATCATAGGGCATTCCAACAGAGCCGCCGCCCTCGCCGCCCAAGCTGGACGGCTTAACCATACAGGCGGAATATCGCTCCGCAAACGCGGCGGTTTTGGCTGTGCCGGCATATAGGTGGACAATCAGCATATCCTGGTTTGCGAGAGCAGCAGCATTCTGCTCCTTGATCGCCAAATTCCAAATCTTTGTAATGGCGGCATCTCCAGCATCCAGCTCACTGGGGTCAAAGCTCTGTGTGATGATCGGCTTTTTCATGCTGGTTCTGGTGGTACCCAAGATATCCTTTGCAGATTCCTCCTGCCAGTCATATTCCATAGAGCTATCTGTGACGCGGGTTCCCAGAGGGCTCCACTCCGGGGTCGATTCTTCTCCGGTGTTCAGATAAGCAATCAGCAATTCTCGGTCTACAGTTTGACCAGCCGTCGTATTAAATTCCATATCAGGCATTGGTTTCTCTCCTTTCAAACGCCGACTTCATAAGTCAGGCGCATTAAAATTTGATAGTCTTCATAGCCGCTTTCAAGTGCGGCCAGCTTTGCGGCCTGTGTGGTAGGCTCCACTTTCAGTGCGCGGATTCCCTCTCCAAGCTCCGGTTTATTCGTTCTGGCCCAGTCTCCGAATCTGTTCAACAGCTCGACAGCTTCTAATCGTGCATCTATGCTGTCTCCCGGTTTGATTCGATAGAGCATTTCAAACTGATATTCCGCTTGATATCCGCCCAGAATGTATTTGCTTGTAATGTAAGTTCCCGGAATCGTGGAGAGAGTCATTCCTACCTCAGCGGACTTTGCCATGTCCACATCTAAAAATTCATAGTTGATGATGGCAACAGGCTTGTCCGGAAAGGTATTTGCCCAAACCAGCATAGAACGGGAAATTGTTTGAACCTCTGCCGCCGCAGCCAGCACTTTAGGCTGTTCTTTTTTATCAGAGATCATTCTTCACCGCCTTGTCTGCTACTCGCACCCACTTCTCAAGGTTTTCTGACTTGCTAGCCTCGACCCAGTGGGATTGGGCCTGTGCGTGCATCGATTTGTTAAAAACCAGGTCCTTATCTGTGACCACCTTTGTGCCGCCTTTTGGCGCGTAGCTGCTTCCCGTCTCGGGATCAACCATCAATTTCCCGTAATATAGCATCCTGGATTCTGGCCCTGGATATATAATGCGAGGCCCGTCTACTTTTGTTCTCCTATCCAAGTCTCCTGTTAAGGCAGGAACGTAAGGAGACGTGTCCTTCCGGATTTGAATAGCAAGAGTGTGTTCAGCTTTTGAAGATGCTTGCATCAATTTATCCTTGATTTCCTCCAGGCCTTTGGTGTGTACCGTGAGTCTCAGCATTTCAAGCACCTCCCACTTGAAAGTGCGACATATCTCCGCCAAAATCCTTGAAGTCCACCTTACTCACATCGTAGACGTTATCATATGCCGCTTTGATGGTCTGCACCGTCCAATCCGGGTGTACGGCCTCCCCTTTGACGAAAAAGCAGTCGCGGCTTACAGAGAGCGTCCACAGGCTGTCCTTGTCGTCAGCGTTCCAAAATTCTCCTGGTCCGACATACCGCTTCTTTCTGCCTGTTAAACCATCCACAGCATCAACATTGACCGGGATATACAAGGTAACGGCGTCCGCCCCTTCCAGGCCGCTCTTGTTCACATTAGCGCCCTTGGAGGCGTCCAGGAGTACACCACGCAGAACAGTGATGTGATTGACCAAAGTAGGATCAAATTTGTTTTCCGGCAGCTCTATACTCTTCGTGTTATAGAGTGTAACAACGTGCGGAAACATGCTCATGCGTAGTACCCCTTCGCTTTCAAAAGCCCTGTCCCGGCCAGATACATCTTTGCCGTGGACATAAGTATCTCCTGTGCGCTTTCTGCTGCGCTCAGCGCATCTTTGGCGCTTGCCCCCCCGGAACGATAGGTTTTGGACCAGTTTCCAACGGTTTGGCTTTGTAGTTCCCCGGAATCTCCGACAGACGCAGATAAGCTTTTGCTTGCCGAGCTCCTTGCCGCGTCAATCGTCTGATAAGCTTCAGCGATTGCACAACACGCCATTTTTACTGCGTCAATATCTGCGTGTTTTTCAGCTCTTCCTGCTGTGCAGTAGTCAATATAAGAACTTGCCCGAAGCGCGAGTCTCGGAAAATCAGATGGCTCAATAGATTTCCCGAAGTACACATACGAATAGAACTCGTAGCTTGCATAAATCATGAAACGGTCCTCCGGAGTACCGCTAAAATATCGGCCTTTTTCATGGAGCTGTTGACACCCTCCACGCTGTTCTCCACAGCATAATCAAGCATTTCTGCCCGTGTCATGCTGGAGAAGTCAGGCGTGGAGAGTGAAGCCGCGCTCAACAGCTCATTTAACCCCCCGAGGCAGCGTCTGGATTTACAGAGGCCACAAACAGGCCGTTGGGATCAGGAAGGACCGGGATAAACAATCCGGTGGCCTTCGTCCACACCGCTACAGGGTCAGGCGTCGCCCATTGGGTGATCGTAATGTACTGATCGGCGGACTTTTCGTTGTACTGTCCATATTCCGCCTCTTCGGGAGACACGCCCCACAAGCCAACACCCACCTGCGGAACTGCGGTGAAAGTGATCTTATCCTCCGGATAGAAGCGATGCGTCGTCTCGGTGCCGTCCGCCTTCTGAGTCTTATATCGCAGATCATAGGTTGTAATGGTCCCAAACCCGAAGAGCTGCGAGAACAGGCCACGTAGACGCTCGCCGGGAACATAGGTCCCCTGTCCAACAGAACCGAAGATCAGGGTCTGAATGCCCTTGTTAGTAGCCAGCTTGCGAACCACCTTGTTAGAGGTAATCGCCTCGTTGATGGTGTACCCCATCTCAGCGGCTTGGTCCACGATGGCTTGAATCTGTCCAACGATATCTGCATCCGCAGAGAGGTCTAAATCAAAGGACAGGTTTTCGGCAGGAACTTTATAATCAACGGTCATCTTCAAACGATTCTCATTGACGTTCATCTTGCCGGTGGCAAGCACGTCCATCTTTGCAACCTCAGTACGGACCTTCACTGCATCCGCCATCATCCGCATGTCATCAAAAACATAGCGCACGATGGCGGCATCAGCATACACTCCGGATTCACTCAGGAGCCGAATACGTTCAGTCTGGTTGATCTTGCGCTTAATCAGCAGCTTTTCGACCTCCATCTTGTCAAAGGTAGGCCGGGAACCGATCTCTGCCTCCGTGTCAAAGGCGTGGACGGTAGCCATCACGGGCAGGGTAGCGCCATTGGCCAGCCGCATATATTCCGCCTTGAGGTTTTCGGTTTTCTGGTCGGGGAATAGCCTGTCTCCCAGGTAAGCAGGACGGGCAACAGACAGATTCTGAGAAAAGTCCAGTCTGTCAGCATCGGAAATCAACGTTAAAATATCAGCCATTTGTCAATCCTCCTTGTTAGACACCTGCGGAAGTCCAGACGGGATAGAGTTTTGCATCCTTGGTCATCTTGACCGATGTAACCGCAGGCCCGCCGCTGGAGAGCGCCCATCCGGTTTGTGTATTGCTCGCTTTAGTCAGCGGATAATCGGTTGATACAGGAGCATAGCTGCCCTCCTGGTATTCATGGGTATCAACCGGAGGCGTGCCTGTACCATCGTCCTTTTCATAGGTCAGGCAATATCCCCTGGTAACTTCGGGCGCATCCACAAACACAATCCCAGCCGTTTTCAGCGGTGTCTCGGCGGCGCTCTGGATATCCAGGCGTTCTTTCAGAACACGGCCAGCCAACATGACGCTCCCTTCGTGGTCTCCGTGGGTGACATCCACATCGTCAAAAACGATACCTACGGCGCTCCCATCATTGGACGGGAACACAGTTCCGGCGGCAACAATTTTGTTTCCATACTCATCCGCCACGCCCATAGAAGCTGGAATCTGATAGGTTTTCAGGACAAGCCCAACCTCGCTTTCCAGGAAGTTCGGCCGAAAAGTGCCATTCACTCTGTAAAAATGAGACATTCGTTTCACTCCTTCGTAATATTTTGGGTTGCGTACATTTGATTGAACTGCTTGGCGTACATGGCTCCTTTGCTCTCGTGAGCAGGAGGCCCGCCAGGGCCAACAGGCTTTGCAAACGACGGGGCAGGCTTGTCCCCCTGGAACGCAGCTGGGTCGCTATCTTGCTGCGCCTTCAGGTAATCTTCAAACCCTTCCAGAGCCCCGTTTTTGAGCGTCAGGCGGTTGGCGGTAAGGTCCGCAACAAACGCCTTTTCCGCGGCTTTAGAACTGAACTTTACACCCTTGTCGGCAATCGCATGATTGACAGCATCTGCATAGTCACGATCTGCAATCTGCTTCTGATACTGCTCTGTCTCCGTGGTGTACTTGGTCTGCAGGTCAGCCAACTGCTGCTTGATGTCATCCACATCACCGGCAGATTTTTTTAACTTCTCAATATCCGCATCTCTCTGTGAAAGTTGTTCCTGAGACGCTTCAAGGTCCGCCTTTGCTGTATCTGCCGCCTTTTTGTATCGTTCAATGTCTTTCCCGTTGATCGCCAAAACTTTTGTCGCTTGTTCCTCTGTCAGTCCAATTTCAAGCAATTCTTCTGTTTTCATACGTTCTCCTTTGCGGCTAGGCTTTTTAGGTCGTTGCCGTGACCCACCGCCCCGCACTTTTAGGCTTGCGGATAGCCAAATTTAATTGAATCTCCCGTAGTTTAGCGACTTCGGGCCGGTCAAAAATGAAAGAGCCACCAACTACCGAGGAATTCTCGGTAACTGATGGCTCTTGGCTCACAGGCTCTTGGCTCTATGCGATATTCACTTCTATGTCGTGCTTACAGGCTTTGCACCGAAATGGCATATGTTGTATTTTGGTATCTGTTCGGACTGGAAAAAGGGCTTTCCCGCAATACGGACAACAGTACCACGCTTTCCCGTTGATTTCTTTTATCACGTGCCGCCCTCCACAACATACCACTTGCACCTTTCGCAGACTTCGTTCGCCTTTTTCAAATCAAACGGCTCACGCAACCATTTCGCATCCATTTCATCTTCACGAACTTCCTGCACTTCTACACACTCGGTCCAAGTTGCCTCTCGTCCATAGAGCGGACAATCATGCCTCGAAATTGGACTTCTTGCCATTTTATTTCCCCTCCAAATAATCCCGATACTTCTTCCTTAGTTTTTCAGGAACAACCGTAACCACTTCTTTTTTCATATTCAGTATAACATATCCATTATCCGCAAGGAACTTCAAAGTTTCCCTATCTGTTTGATATAGCGTCAGCCTGTGGCTATCAATGATCTCCTGTGCTGCCTCTAAGTTTAATGTTGCACGGTCTGGCTTCATATTGAGATTATCCCAAAAGTGCTGCCTTGTGCCTGATATAATTGGCCTATCTGCCTCTACAACGTACTGACGATCCGAAAACTTCTCTTTGATTAATATCTTTCCGTCATATTCTTTTATCGCAGAAAACTTTTCGACGTCACTTATAGCAGATTGGTATGTAACCTGCATCCTTTCCCGCTGCAATGGCAAACCCGCAGCTTCGCTAAAATCTCTGTATTCCTTGTTCAGACGCCGGATGCGGGCTGTCACCGTCTGGGCGTCCTCTTCAAGCCCTGCCGCCTTATATGCAGTCCGTTCCCGCTTCAGCTTGCGGATGGTCCGCTCTATCTGGCGTTGCTTTTGTGTAGCTTCATAAGCTGTATAACGTTTGCCCTCAAACTCCACATCATGCCCGTCGTCAATGTGTTCCAGTTCTTTGTCGGTATACGTCCGCTCCATCACACCGTCTACAAAAGCGGTCCTGATATGACGGCAGTTGGCTCCCTCTAAACCATCCACATAGCCAAGTCCGCATACTTCATAGATACTTGGGTATTTGTCTCCGGTTCTAACAGAATACACCCGGCCCTGCCACACTTTATGGTTCTGCCATCCAGTACCTTGATCTCGTGCCCCGATATGGGCTGATACTTCAAAATATGGCGTTTCTAAGTATTCCGCACTCTGCTCCGTATATTTGGCACAGAGCTGGGAGACGCCCGTCATCACTGCTCGGCGGGCTGCTACGTCGATTTGGTCTCGGTGTCCGCTCTCATAAGCCACGATCTTGATGCCGCTGTCTGCAAGCTGCTTAACAGTATTTCTAATAGCTTGGTTATAGCTGACTGCTCCGCTCATAACCTGCATCTCCGCGTTATCCAGCGCCCATTGATAAGCACGGGCTGGTGTCAGCATCGTCCGCCCACTGTCCACCAGAAAGCCCATGGATCGGGTCAGGTTGCTGACCTCTCTTTGTGCCTGCGCCGTAATCGCGGCAATATCCATAGCGCTTACCAATGTCTCAGGAGCCGTCATCCCCGCAAGGTCTATGACCTCTTTGTAATACCGCTGGTTACGTTCCACCACGTCCTCCAGCAGTCTATTGAGCCGTTGCTCGCTGATATTGGCCGTTCGCTGGATGGCCCTCTCTATCTCTTTTAGGCCAATTCCATGTGACCGCAGAGCCCGGATATCCTGCACCGTGACCTCATTCAGTTCTCCGGCCAGTTTCAGACGAGAGCATATTTCATCAAGGAGCGTCTCTTCCAGGCTTCGGAACAACTCCGCTAATTCTTCCGGAAGCGCATCCAAAACTTCTGGAGAAAACGGGTATCTCATTCAATCTCATTCTCTCCTTCGTTCGTCATGTCCTCCATTTTCGGCAGCATTTTCTTGGCTGTGGCCTCGTCCTCTCCATACCATTTTGCCCGGTATTCCCAATCATTCATCACGCCCATGGAAACATCCTGCCGGTCGTTAGCCCGCTCCTTTTCCTTTGCGTCAGCGTCATCAAGAACGCTGTCTCCCCAAGAATAGGTGACTTCATAGCCTCCAGCAGGCGCCAGATTGTACAGTGTAGCATACACGTCCATGGCATAGATCAGGCTGTCAAAGGTATGCTGCAGCGCTTTTTGAATGCTATCGATAGTGATAAACATCCGCTGTTTGCTGTTGCGAACCTCTGTCGCCGTCTTTTCAACACTTTGTGGGTCTGACAGCGTGCCATAAGAGAGGCCAACCTGGAACTCAATTTGTTTCAGAATATTTTGCAGCCCTCGATAAAGCGGTTCGTCCCGAAAAGAGGGTTCAAACTGTTCAAAAAACTTGCCGTCCTTGGAGAACGGAGCAATCTCAAACAAGCGTTTGTCGAAGTCCCTTGCTACTGTTTCTGTAGCGTCCATAAATATCTTTCTCTGGCCGCTCTTGTACTCCCACCGGATCAAATCCCACTGCTCGTCCGCTCTTTGGATGAGGTCTACCGCGGACCCTCCATATACGGACACACCGGTTTTATCATCGGTGTCCACATTGTTTGACTGCGGGGGCTTAAAATAGGCAAAGAGCGGTCCTTCCAGGTTTTCTATCTTGACTTCTGGCGGGATATCCGCCCAATCCGGAACCTCATTCAAAGCGGCTGCAGGTCCCACGGAGCCGCCGCTGTCGCTGCGGTATGCTTTGTTTTGGATGGTGTATGTAGTACCCTCTAAGTTGTGGTATTCCAGCCGGACATAGTATTTATCATTGACCTGTGCTTTTTCGCGGAACACGCCTCCAACACAGGTACCAGAAGCATCAAATTTTGTGGGCTGAAACGCTGCCGCGCTGGTTCCGTCCACCAAAATACGGTTTCCATAAACATACGGTTTCAGCGCAATACCACCTGTTGCAAGCCCAAGCTCAAGCTGCTGCAGAAACCTTTCTTGTGCTGCCTGAAACTGTTCGTTGTGGTAGTCCGCCCTAGCACTACCCGCAATACTTACTGTGAGTTCCGCCAGCGTCGGGCGGGCAATCTCTCTACAAATCGCGGCTGGCAGCCCCATCGGAACCACAGGAGGAACCGCCCAGGGCGGCCGGTTGACATACATAGCAAACCACAGGTTGATGTTCCGCTCCATTGTCTGTCCCGTGGCAGGCTTAACGCCAAACTCCCGCTGAGTCACCGCCTGCGGAAATATGAAGTTTTTCAAGCGGCCCAACCAGCCGACAAAAGCACTCATGCGATCTCTCTCCACATAATGGTGTTACAAAAATAGCGCATCTGGTCCATTGAGTGATCTGACTCTTTAATGACTTTGTCTTCCCCGGCATCTCCATCCCACATGTAGGATTGAAATTCATGGAACGTGTTCTCGCAGCTCTCGTGAAACTTGATCCGTCCGGTTTGCAGCAAAGTTGCCGTCAGCCGTATTCCATCCAAAACAGAATTATCCGCATCCCACACGGCAAACTTCCCATGTCGATGGATGCACTCTTTGAAACTTGCCGCAGAAGGGTCAACGATCACACGTTCGATCTTCTTTCCATCCGCGAAATTCTCCAGGTCCTGGTAATACTCTTCATCGGTCTTCTGCTTTCGCTTCGCACGGCTATCATAGTAATACTCTTTCAGCATAATGGCCTCTCCGCGATAAACGCGCCACAGCCCCATCGCTGTTGGATTTTTCGTGCCGTAATCAATGGAAATATAGAATAGGCCCGGTCCATCTGGATTTCCTTGAATAACATGCTTGTCCATGCTGAACATAGGGTAGACAAGTCCCTCTGCCAGCGCCCATTCTCCTAATATGTACCGATCATAAAATACCGTTCCGGCGTACTCTTTTTTTAAATCTTCAACAAATTTTTTTGGCAAAAATGGGTTATCATCAATGGTATATGTCTGGCTGAATATATCCACATCACTGTCAAGAAACTGTTCCAGCCAGTGTCCGGGATATTGCGGATTGAAGGTACCATCAAAGCAAGAATACTCTTTATCTAGGCGGCTTTTCAGAAGTTCAAATACCTCTTCGCTCCAGTCGGCCACCTCATCCCCATAGCAGTATTTGATGGATGCGCCACGAATTTTTGATACTTGGGAAACCTTCTCAGCTCCCAGGCAATAACATTTCTCTCCAAACAACCATGCTGTGTTGTCACTGGAAATTGAGCCAACCAGCGTGTCTCCATAAAGGTTTCGCATCGGCTCCAACACATTTCGCTCAATGGTGGACTTTGTTACTCCCAAAATAACCGACAGCCCATCTTTCCCAATTCGCTCCCGGATGCGAATCGGAATCATCCAGCGGAAGTCAAGATAGGTCTTTCCGCTTCGTGTGGCTCCTCCCTTGAAGTTCCACCGCCTATTTGCTTTTAAAACAAATTCACGTTGTTTCGGACTTAACAGCATCCTTGAACTCCTTCAAAAGCCCGTCCAGTTTGTTCAGGCTGTCGTTTCCGCTTGCTGTGTTCTTTGTGGCTTTATCAACGATGATCCCGAAGGAAGTCGCAATTTGAGACAAACCAGCATCGTCTATCTTTTCAGGGTCCGTTAGTGCCATCAGATGGAGATCAATAGCCTCCTGCATCTTCTCTTTACGGGAATCCATAAAGGCAAGCATATCCAACGTATTCTGTTTCTTTTTTTGTTGCGCTTTTTGGAAGAATCCTTCGCAATTCAGCACAATACGTTTTACCGTGTCCTTTGATACACCATTCATCTTTGCCGTGGCGTTATAACTCTCGGTTTCCAGATAATCAGCCACTATTTTCTTTTTCTGGCGATCTGTCAGCCGTGCAGCCATAACACCACCTTCCTGTCAACTATTCTTATAGTTCCATATTGGGGTAAACTTTTTCCCACACGTTCACGTGGTAAGTATTGACTTCGCCATAATTGGCATCGAAAATCTTTTTAACTCCATATCCCTGTCGTTGGCTTTCGAGTTTGAGCTTCCGCCAGTCAAAAACCTTATATGATACTCCATTCAAATGTGCTACTCGTTTGATGGAATACCATTCCTTGCTCCTATCCAGCTCTGTCTCCAGCGCCTTTCTCTTATCCTGTTCGTCTCTTAGCGCAGTAAGCAGTTTGATGCCAAACTCCGGAGAGTTTATCATCTTATCGATCGTGTCCGAGGTCATGTAAGCCCCGTGCTTGCGAATGCTGGGTAATACCTCACTCGTCACCCAGCGCTTGAACTTCTTGGCCCCGGGAAGCTTGCTGGAAAGGACGAGGGAATACAGGCCGCTCTCGTTGATAAGTACAATCGGTGTCCCGTTGACGCTGAACGTTTCGTTCACCGTCTTATCCTCATCATCAACGTGGTCACGGATTGCCTTTTGTGGGTTCGTGTAACCCAGTGCTAATGCCACATCCTTACCAACCAGCAATGGCTCCCCGTCCAATCCCACAGTACGAATCTCCCCAAACTCAGGGTTGTTAAAAATCATCAAGTCGTTCATGGATATACCGCCTTTCTGAATTTTCGTTTCCACCATTTATGTTGACCCAGGGAAGAGGAGTAAGGTGGCACCTCCCTTTTCAGCCCGTCGGCCTATCCCCGGTATTCAACCATTTTTCGAGAGGCGGCGGGATATTACCCCGCCATGCGTTTCCTCCCATTAGTCCCACCCCCGTCTCGTGCAACTGCGGGGCGGCATATTTGAGCGGGTGAGGATTTGCACCTCACATTGGGGCACGCTGGACGCGCCATTACGCTTTGTCTGCCCCTTACAGTGTCAGCGTTACCTATTCCGCCACCGCTCAATGGTATGTAATCCGCTATGCGGTATCACATCACAATTACTATACGAATCTTCGTCAGCCGTCCTGTTACAATCCGGCCTTGTCCTAAGACAGCCGGAACCACACCTACGTCCGTCAGCCTCACAGGGGTAGGCCAGTTCCATCGCATAGCAATCACGGTACATCTCAACCCCTCCGCTGGTGTCGTCAGTCGGAACCGTTTGTTTTATTAGGACCGGGGTCAGCCAACAATAATTTTCTTCGCCCTGCCGCTTTCGCACAGCGCACAGGGAAGGCCCGTTTGCTTTTAATCTGTGGTGCCATACATTTGGTGCCACCGCCCGCCTCATGCGGCGAGGAGCAGCATATGTGCGCTTCCCGCTTAATTGTCACACGCCGCATATCGGCCCCGATTGCGGAACTCTGGCGCAGTTTTCAGCGGGACAGCGCTTTGTGGTCCAGCCATCTAGAATACAGCGTCACAATGCCGCTGGGCCGGTCCACTGGGGCGGATTCCGTCTCTACACGCTCCGCCGGGCGCAGCCGCTTTCTTCGTGTCGGCACACTTGACTCTCAAAGGCTGCCATTCGTCCCGGAGTCGGCCAGCTATGGCTACTGGCAGGCCACTGGTGATTTCACTGGCAAGATACGCGGCCCCGATTCGCCAGTATAGTGTCTTTCCACTGTCAGCTCCGTGGCCTTTGGAGCAAGCTTCATTTATGCCTCGCGAGGAGATCGTAAATTGCCGCATGGAGGGTGCGACCCTCCGGCCCGGATGCGTGGGCTGATTCACTCGTGCGGCATAGGAGGCCCGGAGGCGGAGGCGGACCTCCGGGCAGAGGGGAAAAGGAGTGGGAGTGCAGAGATACGCCCCCACACTCCCATTGTTACATATGCTACTCTTGTTTTTCCCCTTGCAAGGGGAATTTTCAATTTTTTTTATGAGACGATGAAGGATTTATGACAGTTGGATAATCAGACCGTCCAATTAAGTAATCAACCGAAACCTCAAAATATTCAGCGATTCTCACAACTGTGTTCATGGTTGGTTCTGCCTCTCCGCACTCATAACGTCTAACAGCGTCTGGGCTTAGGCCACACAACTCGGAAAGCGTATACCGCTTCAATCTATTTCTCTCCCTCAGCCTCCTCAGCCTATCCGGGAACTCATTCAAGGGCTATCCCTCCTCATGCTTGTCTCTGTTCTTGCTTGCAAGGGCATTCGCAATCGCGCATACTATTTCGTCGATGACGAGCAGAGCAAAAGTCAGCAAGAAAAAGGTCATCCACGGATGGGCAAGACACCATTCGGTCATGTGGCTATCCCTCCCACAATTCTAGCGCCTGCTTCAGACTCTAAGACGGTATGTAAATCCTCGATGCTGCAGTAGCCTTCCGCGATGCTGTCCGCCAAGTCTCCAACCTCTTTCCAGACCTTTTGCAGAGCTTCCAGATCAAAGCCCTCCTTATCGCGCAGGGCCATCAAGAATAGAGCGCTTGCGAATTTGATGCCATCGTCCCGTCCACGAAGCTCGGCCCGTTTTACATCTGCCTTTGACGCTGGCTGTCTGCGGGGATTGACTTTTTTACTCATGCTGCTGAGTCTCCTTTGGTGGTTCGGGGAGCAGCCTGTCCTTGACGCTAATCCACTCACTCATGCCGTCCGCCCTCCCCGTCGTGGATGGAGCCGCAGTGAATCAGGTTCGGCCAGTTTTCCGGTTTCGCCTCGTCCTCCAGCGTCCAGTCGTTACACAGGCCATTTTCATCTGTCAGCACATAGCGTCCTTCGCTCTCCCAATAGGTCACAACGCCGAGGATGCAAACACACTCGTTACCATCCTCATCCGTTCCCCATTCTCCGAGGTAGTCGCCAGTAAAAATTTTGTGTACTTCGGATGACGGCCACGCTTCCCGCCGTGTGTCGATGTTGGTGTACTGGCAGACCGTGGAGGGGTCAACCTCAATCCCATAAAAAGCAGAGGCATACATCGGAATGATATAGTGCTTTTCTTGCCCAACTGGCCCAATACAGCAGTAGAATCCATCTACACATTCTCCATTATCCAGCCGCTTGGCTTTGAAAAGGATTTCTCTCATTCTTTGCCCTCCATCTCTATCAGAAATGCCGCATTACAAGCCAGATGCCACAGGTGAGGCAGTCCGCTTTCCTGATCGCATTGCTCCCCCTTGAGATATGCCAGCCAGTGCCGGTACAAAGCATCTTTATAGCGTTGCGGCTCCACCTGCCGCCAATTCTCTGGTTCGTGGTATTTTTCGTTTCCGTACATTCGGACCGCCGTCACAGCCTCAATCAGGGAGACAGGGACCAGCGTGGGGCGAGGCTTCCCCGCGTCGGCCTTGGCCTGCTGGTCATCTTCATGTCCCCATGTACTGGTAATGATTACTTCGCTCATTCCGCACCTCCGATGATCTCATCCAGGGTAGCTGTTTCGCCAGGTAGGAGAGATTTAAACATATCGGGACAAAGAGAAATCGAAGAAAATACGCTTTCGCTTTTCCCATAGTTATCGCAAAAGCGAAGTTCATCACCCCGTCCTCTTGTAAGGTAGCCGATTTTTCGGCTGTCAAGAATTTTTTTCAAATGGACCGCATCCTCCACCTCCTGCTCCGTCCAGCGGGGTTTGCGGATAATGCGGTCGGGGTGCTCCAGCGAGGTCAAAAGCGCAACGCTGGAATTTGCTTTATTGGGTGGTTCCGTCTGATATGTGCCGTTCTCCAATATCCAAAACTCAATCTTGTCTGAATAGTGCTTGATTTTGAAGCGCTCTCCGACTTCGACACCTAACCGCTGGCAGATGTAGGGCTTCGGCTTGTCCATGTTGGCCTCCTTACACAAATCCATATACTTAGCGCAGCCAACGAGCCAGCAGTCCAGCAAATCGGAGGCCCACCAATCCAGCTTGTCCCACAAGGCCCATAGTTCCGGAATGTATACTTTCGATGCCGTTTCCAACGCATCGACCCACCCAGATGTATCGCTGAGATCGTACCATTTTTCATCAGTCTCCACGTCGCCGAATGTATTCTCAAGTTCACGTTTGAAAAGGTACAGGAATGCCGAAAACGGTCCTTGCGGCTCGCTTGTTGGCTTGTCCATGTTGGCCTCCTTTTCCTGGTAATTTCTGTACAGTGCCCCGCAAGTGACACACTCCACCGTTTTTTGATTGGCGCATGTGGCGCATTTTTCGTCCTCCTCCACCACCTCATAGCCCATCAGGCGGGCGGCTTCGTGGGGGTTGGCTCTTGCGTATTCATGGCATGGCCTCTTTGTCCCTTTGTATTGCTGCACGGGTTCCCGAAGCTCGCAATAGTCGCAATCTTTTTTGCTATCGCAAAACTGCTCTAATGCCTGTTCAATGGTAAGTGCGACTTCCCCCGTCTTACTCCGAAACTTCATGGGCGGCCTCCCTTCGCTGGCCCTCACTACAAAACTTAATCCGCAAACTGGTGCGCATGAATGGGGCATAATAAGCTGGGCAAGCGGTTGTATTCTTGTACACGCACTCCCGGCACCTGACCACAGGCACGGCATCGATGGTGGGGGCAGTATTGATAAGTACTTCGGCTAACACTTTCACCGCTTTACTTGCAGTACTTCTTTTTACTCGCTGACAAAGTGCATCTAAATCACCTAGCCTCATGCTCGTCCTCCTTCATCAAAGCGCCGCAGTTGGGGCAGTACTTTTTCTTAATGCGCCCATTACTTCTGCCACACAAAGAACACGAATATACTTTATACTCAATCAGACGGTTCCTTTTACTTATGCTTTCGCATATTTCTGGAATCCATCTCCCATGCCTCACCTCCGCAACGTCGGCGGCGGGGAGGTCATCAAGCAGCTCAGTTGCTTCATATAGTCCCTCACAATAATTTTCAGCCAGACTATTACCGGCGAACTCTTCTTTGTTGTCCAAATTTATGTCGTATGCGGTCAAAGAATATTCTTTAATTCGCTTTATTGCCTCTGCTCTCTCGATGTACTCCTTCATTCCTCCGCCTCCCACTGTTTCTTCATATCCTTGTACAGTTCATCCATTTTTTTGTTCCATCCCCTAAGCTTCCAAAAGGTAAGAATACCCAAGGCTATCCATTCCACAGCGGCTATGAGCATCATAATATCAGCCATCCTGTTTCCTCCGTAGTGCGGCCTCCTTTCGTTTGCCCCAACTGCAATACTCATGCCAGCGGTTTGGTTGTGTCATGTATGCACATTCGCAAAGAGGCGTTTTTCCGTCCCAGTCAAAGGCATCTTTGCTTTCTTTGGCGTGCTTGCATTGGGCGCACCGCACCACCTCCGCAACGTTGGCGGCGGGGAGGTCTGACAGCATGGCCTCAATCTCGTTGCTGTTGTAGTGACCGCATTTCAAGACAACAGTGCAACCGTCGCTCCCGTCGTTCTCTGGGTCTACCGGCCAAAACAGGTTTATTGCGTCCTCCCGCTCAATGTACTCAGCCATTCTTCATCCCCTCCAGTGCGGCCTCGGCTTCGGCACAGGTAAACTGCGTTTTGCAGTTGAAACAAAAATAAAATTGCTTGTCCAATCTTGGAGTGAGCCTATATGCTCCACATTTAGGGCATTGATAGGTTTTCTCCTCAATGTGCACACGCCCCTCCCTGTCCGCCTGGGCCAGTTCGCGGAGGCGGTCAATGGCAGCTTCTATCAAAGAGCGGTCGCCGTACCAATCAGAATTTTCATACAGATCATTGACAATATCAGCAGCAAAGTCACTCAACCGCTCCATGTCAGCCCTCCTTCTGGCTCTCCCATTCCGAAATATGCTCTCTGGCCCAGTCGTTGTCATTTCCCCGGTCAAGGTCATCCTCAATTTTGTAGATACAGTCCACCGCCGCATCCCGCTCTTTCCGCAGGCGGTCGTTTTCGGCCAGCAGGGCGGTGAGGGCGTCGGCAGCGTCAGTGACAAGTTTTTCTCCTGTATGCACAGAACACCACAGCCCGTCTTTTTGTTTTAATTGCTCAATCAGCTTTTCGTAGTCCATCAGGGTTCTCCTCTCCTTTGTCCCCCCAGCCAAAGGCGCTTTTAACCGCCTCCAACAGTTTCCTCCACATTGATTTCCTGTTTTTCAGTCTAGCGTTTTCATCCAACAGGGCAGTGATAGCATCCGCAGCTTCTTCCACTAAGTTACATACCTCATCAGAATACACCGATGGACCTTGCAGGTTGTATGGATATGGCGCGCCGACTAGTTCTCCGTATGGGATTTTCTCACTTTCCGGTGGCAACCAATCTCTTAAGTCAGCCACAAGCTTTTCGTAGTCCATCAGGGTTCCTCCATCTCTGGCGCATCATCAATAGGCTCGTAGAAAATGCAGTGCGCCATGTTTTCCTCCCCAGCTTTGGACCAAACATCTCCGTCCCAGTCAAACACCCGGGAAATTTTCACATATTTCAGGCTGCAACCATAGCACGGGCTCCCGTCTTTATTCCGCCACCTCCGCAGCGGATGTTTTGAGCGATGTTTGCAAGCCATGGAACAAATCAAGTCAGCCATGATGAACCCCCTCTCCCTCCTGCGGGCGGCGGTCAGGCAAATGTGCCCAATGGCTTCCATCTCTCTTTGCCGACCATCCCCATTGTACGGAATACGGCCCCGTGTCGGCATCTGCCATGCACGGTCTATATACAAGTACACGATCTTTGTCCGGCGGAAGTTCGTCTTCCATGCTAATCAGCATCAGCGACTCGTTGCTGGGCTGGGGGAGGGTGGGCTGTATTTCAATTAACTGTCGCATAACAGCAGCACCACCCGTATGCCCAAAGTTTTTCTCCACGACAAACAGTAACCTGTCAGCATCAATCGCCCTTCCCATTCTTTAACACCTCCTTCTCTCTCCTCTTCGCCCGTTTCCGAACTGCTATTACGCAAGGGTCATCTTCGGTAACAATTCTTCCGCTGGCGCATTTCACACACTTCACACGCCATCTACCGCGATACCGCTCAAAATGTCCATACCCCGCAGGGACATATTTTCCGCACTCATAGCAAGTGCCTGGGTACATATTCCTTGCCATCTTTCAATTCCTCCATCCTCTCCATCACCATCTCCACGGCCTCGTCCGTCATGGGAGCCATGCAGCGCGGACAAAACAAATAGGTATCTTGAACTCCGTGATACTCATGGTGATGCGCCTCAAATCCACATTGTGAACATACAGCACAGCTTGTGCTATTCTTCCAATGCGGCTTAATCCACTCGCCCCGCATCCTCTCCACCTGCTCCCGGCTGACGGGGCGGAGGGCCTTTATTTTTACCTTTTCCAGCTCAATGGCTCTTTCCCGCTGCCGTTTCCCATAATGGTGAGTTGGCGCGCTTTCCAGGTGCTTGATTCTGTCCTCACAGCTTTTGATGGCAGCTTCTTCCCGCGTCATTGGCGGGCCTCCTTTTCCATCTTCTCCTTGATAGCCGACAGGATGAAATCCCGGTTCAGCACATACAGGTCCGTAATTCCGTGCTCCTTGCACATCTTGATGATCTCGTCCATGATGTGGTTTTTGATATCTTCTTTCCAGAGGACAACCGCCTGTATCGTTGCAGAGGCTACAGTGTTTCCATCCTCGTCTGTTCTGACTTGCAAGGCTGGTTCTCCAATGTCAACATATTCTCCCGGGTTCTTCATTCCATCCCCTCCACTCAATCTTCTTTGATACGAACAGGAAGAACCATTTTAATGTCCTCCTTGTTGGTACGGAGAAGAATAGGCTCTACATTGCTGCGGAACTCCAAAATTACCGGCTGCCTAAAGCTTTCTCCAGCAGATACTTTTGCTGCCTGTAAAGCTGCCAGGAGGTAATTTCCGTTGAAGCCAATCCGGTATTTTACTTCGGTGGTCGGGATTACTTTTTCCCACTCGAATCCACTGTCCTGCGGCTGCGTGTAGCCAAAAGAAAACCCGCAGCACCGAATTACAGCTTCATTCCCATCTTCGGTCAAAGAAATTGTTGCGTACTGCTTCTGCGGAAGCTTGGTGTTGCTCTTGATGAACGCCACAAAATCCTCGTCGCAATCACTCATAACCGAGTGTTCTACAGACATCCGGCAGCCGTCAACGGCCATAGCCACAACCTGATTGTCTGCTGCATGGAACTCCAGCTTAATGTATTGATTGCAAGGGCGGGTGGCGCTATCGCTCACAAAAGACTTGGTGGCCGCAATCAAGCGGTTCAAGTCGTTAGTGTAAATCTTTGCCGACTTCATGTGTTTTCCTCCAATCTTTGTAATTCCTCCGAGCTCAGAACCGGCGCGCGGGTGTTCCAGGCGAGGCGGGCCCCGTATTCATTTTCAGATGTTGCCCCGAGAGATGCACATTCATCCTTTCCACAGAAATACCACACCTCACCTCGTAGTGACCCTTCGTATATTGTGGTTTCTCCACAAAACGGGCACGGCAGCAGTACCCCCGCCTCGCTCAGTCTTTTACTTGCCTCGTGGTCGCCCAAGAGGGCGCGTCTTTCATCTGTCATGTCATCCTCCTGAATGGCTCTACGTAAATCTCAACAGGCGTTTTCTTTCCGGCGCGGAATCTGGACAGATATTCCCGGACCGTGTGCTCCTGAATTTCCAGGAAATTCGCGCATTCCTTCACGTTGCCTTCAAACAGGTACTGCCCATCCCGGTCATAGAGCGTGTACAGGGTACGGCATGCTTGGCCGCGGGTTTTGTCTATGCCAGCCTTCTTCCTGTAGTAGCTGACTGTCGATGGGGCAGCGCCCACCGCTTTTGCGATTTCTCGATCTGTGCAGCCGTCCCGCGCCATTTCGAACAGCAGCAGCAGCGTCTTACTGGTCATGTCGTCCGGCCTCCCACTCCCGGTAAATGGTCATGAAATCCTCCGCCCGAAGGGTGACAAGCCACTCCTCCCGGCTGTGCCTGTGAAATACCACGGGAATCAAGGCGGCAGCCGCGTCTCTAACCGCCTGCTTCAATGCCTCCCGAACATTCAGCCGTTCGACGGCTTTGCACTCAATATGTAGGCCTGGAAGCCCGATCACGTCCGCCGCCTCTCCGGTTTTTCCACAGTACTGTGCCGTTCTGCGGCACTCATAGCCGTGCTCCCGCAGGAAGTGGACCAGGCGAAGTTCACCCTCTTTTCCCTTGCGCTTGCTGTTCATTTCACATACCCCCAGGCGCTTTTATTTGTGGGTGTTGACGCTGGTTTCTGTCTAATAGCGCCGCCTTTGTCTTGTTCTTTAGCGAGCCAGCGGACAATAAAGGCCTTGATTCCCCGGCTGGTTTTTCGTCTGTCTGGATTGGCATCCAGCCAGCCCCGCATTTCCCTTAGCTGCTGTATCACGTCGACAGCAGGGTACAGACCCGCCCATTCTTGGCACTGCTCCACGGAAACAGGGAAAAATGTTCCGTCATTCAAGGGCAATTCAGCGGCTGGCGGCGTGGAGACGGTTTCCGGCTCCGCGCTATCTTCGGATTCGGATTCTCGATTCGGATTCGGATTGGATTCGGATTGGATTGGATTACGGGGACATTTGAAATCATCTGATATCATTTGATTGCAAGTGGTATCATTTGATCCATTTGCGCATTCAGGCCCGGGGAATTTGCTTTTCTTTGCTCGGATTTGCTGGTGGACTTCCCAGGAAGGGAGCCGCAGGTAGGGCTTACCGTCTACTTCATAGACCTCAACGCAGCCTACGGTCGCCAACGCTCGAAGCGCACTCTCGATCTCCTTCAAAGTCAAGCGTTCCCGGAGCGGGTAGAGTCTGGCCTTTAAGATAGCAGGCCGGGCGTCCATCCTCCCGAAATCATCGCAGTTGACAATCAAACGATAGAAAAATGTCTCCTGAAAATCCGTTAAAGCGGATATGCTGTCGCTTGTGCAAATAGATTCTTTTATGATCCTGTTTGGCATCTCATCACCGCCTTAAAACGGCAGAGTGACATCATCTTCCAATTCTGCGAAGTCGCTAGCTGAAACGTCCACGCCGTTTTTGGCAGATGTATTCGAAGCGGACTTCTGATTATCCTGCTTCGAGTCTCCAAAGTACACGCTATTTGCCAAAATCTCCGCACTTTTTCGCTTGCCGCCGTCCTTGTCCGTCCAGTCCCGGATTTGCAGGCGGCCCTCCACCACGGCCATGCGGCCTTTGGAGAAGTACTTGCTGACGAACTCAGCGGTGGAGCGCCAGGCCACAATGTCGATGAAGTCCGTCTCCTTTTCGCCGCCTGGCGACTTGAAGTCCCGGTCCACGGCCAGGGTGAAGGATGTAACAGCGGTGCCGCTCTGGGTGCGGCGCAGTTCTGGGTTTTTGCAAAGTCTTCCTTGCAAAACAATTTTATTCAGCATACTTTCGCCCTCTTCTCGCTGATTTTTCGCTTTGTTTCATCTGAGAGGCGCTTCCCTGTGTGATGGAAAATTGTATGGGCACCAAAAGACATAAGGCATAGGTTCTCAATTCTGTTGTCGGTTTTGTCCCCATTCAAATGGTGAATACAGCAACCGGAAGGAACCAAGAACCCAGTTGCTTTTTCCCACGTAAGAATATGTTCCATGACATATCCGGATTTGTCGGCTCTTGGATGCTCGGGTGCTAGGATTTGTCTATACCCTTTCGCCGTAATCCTTATCCCGCCGCGCCAGTTGCTTGCCCGCTCTCTTTTTCTGGCCTGAGACCGATTGACAAATTCAATTTCTTTGGATTTTCTCAGCCCAAGCTTATATGCCTTTTTATAAATCCCTTGCTTCGTTTTATTCGGGATTAACGTTGCAAGTGTTTCATTCGAAACAACATTATAATTTTGAATTAAAATCGAAATTTCTTCCGGTGTCCATGTTTTCATAGGGTGCTCACCTCTCTATAAGCCAATCTCTCCCGGGTCAGACGGCCCATGAGAGTGATATGGTTAAGCATTGGGTTCCTCCAATCTGTACTCGGCGTAGCTGACACGCTCGCCGTAACGGTTTTTTGCGGCAACCATGCGGCGGGTGATGCGGTGGCCGTCGTGCCGCAGATCCCAGATGCGGGCTCCTAAGCGGTAGCACCCCAGGTCTCCCAGCGCCTGCATGGGATTGATAGAACCGAAGTCCTGCATATACTGCAAAACCCGCTCACACTGCGTCATGGGTTCTCCCCCTTCCGATAGATCATATCCGCTCGGTTCCAATCAGGATAAAAGCCTTTCAAATAGGAAATTGCATGTACATACATGGTCTCCCGGTCACGGCCCTCGTCAAACTCCCTATGGCATTTCTGGCAGGCCGTAACAACGTTTCTCTCAATACCAAGACCGCCCTGAGAGCGGCGTACAATGTGGGCAATGGGATCGCCGGGCCTCCCGCAGAAAATGCACAGGTGGTTGTCTCTCTCCCACACGGCCCGCTTGACCTTCGGAGATATGGATGTGGCCTTAGTGAGTCTGTGCATCCCATCCCTCCATCATCGCTGCTAGTCTCTCTGGCTGTAAAATCTCGATTCCCTGCTCTCTGCAGTCCTCAATGATTAGGTCGATTAGGCGGGACATCTGAACAGTGTCATAAGTGCTGGAACCGTAGTAGAGCGTAACGTTGGTGCAGCCACTGATCTTACTTGGGAACGTCTCCGTCTGCCAGCCAATTCCATTGTGCCGCCAGCCATCCACCAACTTATCCACGGCATTATTTCGCACGCAGACAGTCTCAGAATTTCCTCCGATGTCACGGATGTACCCCCGGTAAAGGTCTTCTTTCTTAACCTGCAGGACTTCCGCAAGCTTGTCCAGCAGCACCCAGCAATAAGCGTTGGCGTCCAGGCTGCGGCGCTCTCTGTGGGGTTTGATGGTTACGTCGTAAGTCTTTCCGGGGCGGATGCTGCCGCAGACCTCCAACGCCTCCCGGTGAGACACTTGAACACAAACCCAGGTGCCATCACTGTCCTGCTGCCAGCGTACGTTGTTCGTCTGCATTAGGCCACACTCCTTTTTTCAAGCAATTCGACAAATAAATCAGACGGGGCAAATATTCTGTCTTGACCCATTCCGCGTCGTATTGGATTGGGTAGTAGGAAATTCTGGCATCATCGATAGGGGAAAACCAGTTGAGATAGTCCTCTGGAAGCAGATGATATGCAACAATACGGCATTGCTTCTTTGCGCCGAACATCTCTGCTTGGCACTGCTGCCAATAGGCTTTTGATACTACAAAATGGTCCTTTCCATAAGTTTTTACCTCGCTGATTTCGTCCTTGGTCTCGCCATCCAGATTAATGCGAAGACGTAGCCGAGGAATTCTGATTTGACGGTCCATTTTCCGGATGCCGATATGTTCCAGGATTCTGTGTTCAAAAGCTGTTCCTGTCAGCATTGCATCTGTGGTAAAGTCCTCTTGTCGAATGCCCAGTTTTACCATCCACCACTTTTCAAATGTGGGTGTTTCCCAGCTCCCCACGATTTTTCCTGTATCGCTGGCACCAAACCAGCCAGACCTTTCATGATCGTGAATCATAATTGCTGAAGTTTCTGTTCTAGGGTAGCGATGTTGTTGAATTGCAACATCAGTGTGCGGAATTGCTTATCATTAAGATTCAGTGTCGACAAAAGGTCTCTATGGTCCAATCCAGCTTTCTCTTTTGCGGTAATCAACCGCTCAATGCGTTCTTTGATGGACCAAATACTATGTCCGCTCAAATCGTCACTATCCCGTTCTGTGTCCTTTTCTGTGGTCCACAGATTAAATCCGAGGCCTGTATGGATGGCAACGCCTTTGACAAACGCTCTTGCGTGGGCGTTGGAGATTCTAAGCTGATTGAGTGTATCTTCGTACACTACTAATGACCCATTCATCAGGGGCATATCCATCGTGAATACCAAATCATCAATGTGTACCTCAACAGACACAAACCAGCATCCGGTCTTTCTTCCATCTTTATTTGCCACATCGGCAGAGGTAAAAAGATAGCTGCCCTCCAATGTTTTCAAAGGTGTAAAGTAAACAGTTTCTGCTCCGTTCTCATGGAGCATAGATTTGCAGGTGGCCCAGTTCAGATAAGGAACCTTGATTTTTTTCCCGTTATCGTCCTTCGCCTCTCGGTAATCGCAGCGAGGCAGTACATCAACCTGCACCATCTCATGGTATGGTTTCAACATTGTTATTCCTCCACTCTGACTACCGGTATGTCCATCATTCCGGCAATCTCATCTAAATTCGTGTCTATCCAGTCTAAAACGTAGTCTTTGAAACAAAATTTGCAGTAAATCTCCCCGTCTACGATGTAATACTTTTCGCAGTCATCTTCCAGAACGGGGTTCAGGGTATGTGTGCACTGACTGCATTCTGGATATTTTTTCATCTCGCATCCTTCCGCTTTTGCTGTTTCCAAACCCCGCCGGAACAATCGACAGAGCAGAATCGTTTTTGCCGTCGCTTCAAAACTGCGCCGCACACCTCACAGTACCGGGTTCCAATTGATGGATGTCCTTTTCTTGGCGGTGGGTCTCCAGGGTGAAGCAATTTCCATTGCCCGTAGGTCATATGGGCTTTACGTGCGGAAACCGAATCCTCAATCAGGCTCATTCCTCGCACCACCAAATATCAGCCGTTTTCACGCCCAAAGATAAAGCCTCTTGGTGACCTTGTACCGCAATGTCCAGCCTGTTTCCCCGGATAGCAGGGCCGGTATCGTCCGCCCGCAGATACAGCATTTCGCCATTGTGCTCGATCATGATGGTGCTGCCCAGCGGAATCACGGCAGGGTCCACAGCGCAGCTCACATACGGAGTCACGCGCCGTCCGCTGGCCGTGATGCCGGAGCCTGTCCCGCAGATGTGGGGCCGTTCCTCGCAGCAGTAGAAGGTGATCGTCACGTCCTCCAGCTTGGTTGAGCGGGCCAGAAGTGCGCTTTCTATAAGCTCATTTTCAGCCGCCTCCAGCTCGTCCAATGTGATCTCCGGCATGGTGGCTTTTGTGTGTTCCGGGCGCGGAGGCTCCGCATCCACATTCAGCGCCAGGAATCCAATTAACCAGATTGCCAGAAGCCCGACAAAGCAAAGATATGTAAGAATCTGCCGTCGCTTCATACCCACCCCTCCAGCTTGTCCACCAAGCGGAACAGCCATCTTGTGGCTGTCCCTATCCCAATCAAAACGAAAACCAGTTCAATCGTTGTCATCTTTCTCAACCTTTGTAACAGTAATTTCCGCCGTAACGCCTAATTGCTCCAGGCGCTTTGTCTTTAAGTAAATCAATGCCTTCTGAAAGCAGTCCAGATTTTCTTCCATAGAAAACTAACCTCCTCAAGAACTTGGTAAATTTTATGTGATTGCGTCTTGTCCAATCCCTTCGGAAGTGATATAGTATAAAAGGGATTGTTTGTGCTGATTCAATCCTTACCCTCGTCGTGCTGCGAACACGGCGGGGGATTTTTAGGCATCCTCCGGGTATGCACTGGACACCAGCTCCTTGAGTTCCATCAAATGAATGCCAGGGTCATGTGCCGCCCGATCAAGAATCAATTCCTTCAACTTGGGGCCAGCTCCCTCTAGCGCCCTGCGATAATCTTCAAACGAATAATTCATATGTGCCTCCTCCCATGTCCGGCCCTTCCAATCGCGGCAGAGATTATCAAACTCGCGGTTCACGTACCGGGCCATACCTCTTAATTCCTGAATTGTTGTCGGTTCCTTTTTCATGTTAAAAATATCCTCCTATTCTTGCCAGAGGCCGGAGGATGTGATATACTGTCTCCGATACCTCGTGGCTCCTTCACGTGGTGTCATGGGCTGTCCTCTGTTACCTCCAGAGGCAGCCCGCTTTTTATTGTTCCCTTCGCCTGGATATGGTAGAATGTGGGCGAAAGGGGGTATTAAAATGAAGTCAAATTTTGATAAAAATAAGTTGTCACAAGTGATACGAGAAAAAGCAAAAGATGCTGCACAGAAGAAGGTTTATGCCGTGGAGTGCCCTCACTGCCATTCAAAAGTTCAGATTACACCAGGGGAGCATCCATGTCCCAGTTGTGGAAAGGCCATCAACTTAACTCTTAACTTCAACTGATAAATTCTTGAGTAATCCGGCCAGGTCGCCTGCTAACGACTTGGCCTCTTTTATTGTGTTCTCAAGCTGCTCTGCTTTATGCTGAGCTTCATCTACTCCGTTCAGAGTAACATTGAGTTTTACATCGGCCATTCTCTCACCCCCTCACCATCCATAAGAAACGAATGTCATGTAAAAAATGATAGCCCACCCAAGCCACCATAACGCCTCGCCATTCTCCTTCTTATATTTAAAATAGGCGGCGACTGTTGCACATAAAATATAGATTATAAACACAATCGTTTTAAAAACCGCCATTTCAATCTCCTGTTTGTCCTATGTCCTGATCGGAAAGCAACTCGTCTACTGTTGCGACAAGGTAGAAGAATTCTTCTGAACAACCCGATCAAGTGCATCTCACCCAGAAGGTCAGCAGTCCACTTTGCTGGCATACCATTGTCACCTTCTTTCTGTTTTGGTAGAATAGCCGCAAAGGAGGTATAAAAATGGAAAATGAATTAGTTAATGCGATATCTATTAACACCACTATCATTGCATCTGTAGTTTCTATTGCTGCCGTTTCTATTTGCTCCGTTCTTTCGGCTTTCATAACCCAACGTGGAGCACGGAAAGCAAAACAGGCAGAATTGATACTTCAGGAGACGATTTCTGCCTATTACGAACTGCTGAAAGTAGGCGGTGAATTTTCTGATGCCTTCAATCAACAACAGGTGACCAGATTTATGGACGCTTATACAAAAGCGCTTCTGTTCGCGTCACCTGGATCTGCTGAACTGATACGCTCATATAAAGATAGCATCACACTTATTTCCACTATGAAATTGAATCCACCCCCAAATTTTTCAAAGTTACTTTCTGAATATGAAGAAATTACAGAAAATTTGGTAATCTCTATGCAAAAAGATTTAAGAAAGTAAGTCATGTACCATGACCACCAAGAGCATGACTGTCAGTATCAGTGACGGTAGCGCAATGAGCCAAGGTTTGTTGCTCTCCGGATGTTGCTTTATAATGTCGCATGATATTAGAGAAGAAAACATAAACGCTAATGACATGATTAGATAAATCAGTAAGCGCACTGTCAGCACTGATGCTTACCCCCCCTCATGCACCTTGATCTTCAGAATGTGCAAACAGCTCACGTTTTTTTGAAATTTAGCTTTTCCCTCCATGCTTTTCTGTGTTACAATCCAGAAAGAAGGGAGGTGAAACTGTGGAAATTAACCTAACAAAAGATGCAGATAAGGCTATTTGTTTGATTTATAAGGAATATCTCGCAAGGAGAGAATCCGGGGCATCGAAGAAGACTGCAAAAGATTTTTCTTCCCGCGACCAATGGCCTGAATCTTTTCCGAAAGATGCTGGATTCCCGGACTTTTTAGAATCGCTAAACGAACTCAAGTCGAAGGGGTTCGTGAAGAGATTTGTCCTCGGAGGCTTCCAACTTGAAGATGAAGGAATCATCTACATGGAACAGAGATTTCCGGGCGGTATTTCTCAAATCCTTGATTGGCTCGGCAAAATCAAGTCCGCTATTCCGTTTGCATAGGGACTGCACCGTAATTCTCAATATCTACATTTTCAACGATGACTCGGAGCTCCACCTCCGGGTCTTCGCCTGCTTTTGCGATGATTTTGAACCCAGTGCAACACACGATCTCTTTTTCTCCAAGAAATATTTTGTCTTTTGTTACTCTAAAAGTGTCCATCATTCTCACCTCCTCAATCAATTTGCGTGTGCAGTTATTTTAGGCTTTGCTTCTGCTGCCCTCTATCATTGGAGGGCTTCCTTTTCTCTCTTGGTGCTGCTATCTTCTGAAAGAAGCTCGTCCACCGTCACGCCGTTCTTGTTCGCCTCCCGCGTCCGTGGTATACTTGCGGTGAGGAGGCGATATGATGATTTTAATTGCTGTTTTGTGCATCATAGTTATTTACTGTTCTATCAATGCTGCACGGTATCTTCTTACAAGGCATTACCACAAATTGTTTTTGTCAAAGGATTTGCGGCTCCCTCAGTTCACTGCGCCGGTCGAACGACTTTTTGATATTGCCGGAACTAATAAAATTTTTGCGTCTGGTGCTTATGCTGGTCAAAAAATATCCTATTGCCTATCCGTCCCGCAGTATGAAGTGTATTTAGACCGAACATTCCAACAAACCATGGGGATATTTAAGTTTCGAGCTGTAAACAGCTTTAATCCTTTTTATTGGTTCGGCTTACCCGGACGAACCTTAAAATCGTTTAATATTTGCCTCCAAAATCCAATAAATGCAATCATTTCTGCATTGGTATGGGTTGTTAGCGTGGTTCTTGCATACAAGTTGGAAATTGCTTTGGACAACGGCCTTCTCGAAGAATTACATGCAATCTGTCGTAACATTCTAAAATGAAGTTGTGTGTCTCCTGCCTTCTTTTAAATGTCATTACATGTTCCAACGCGGAAATTTCTGTCTCCATAGCTACACTTAATTTGAGTTTCAATATGTCCAATTCATCTGCATCCGGCGAAATTAAAAAGTGTTTGCCCGCAATAGTCGTTTCAACAAGATCATCCACAAATGTCACCCCTCACTCAATTTGCGTGTGCGGTTATTTTATGATCTGCTTCTGCTGCTTCTCCATAGCGATCACGCCCTCGGAGTAGCCCTACATGCATTCTTTCTTGCCCCTCATCCCTCGTCATGATAGAATATAAGCAACAATAAAAAAGGGGGGAGAAGACATGGCCTATAGCCACAAAGACATACCAAGTAAAACATTAAAATTGCTTGAATCTGTTTTAGAAAATGATGGGAAAATCCAAACACTTTTAGCTGTCAACGGCTGTTCCGATGATGAGAACTGGGCAAGAATCAATGAGTTAAAAGAGCTTGGGTTCATCTTCGAAGGCCAGGGCTATGATGATAATGGGAATCCGTGTGGAGGAGCATTATTTATCACAAACGAAGGAAAAGCGTTCCTATCGGATGTAAAAGAAAACCGCTCTGCACGAAGACGTGAGATTGTTTCCAATGTCCTCATTTCGGCTCTGACAGCTGGCTTAGTAGCATGGGGACCCAGTATACTGAGCTGGCTACGAGAGCTGATATCGCAATCGTAATCAACCTATCGAGCGCCCGTCTGTGATTCCGCACATCACAGACGGGTTTCTTCCTTTTGGGAGACATATTATCTGTTACCTCCTCGAACACATTCCTTGCTATCATCCTCTGCAAGAAGCTCGTCCACGGTCACGCCAAAGTAGTCCGCTACTTTCTTGATTGTTTCAATGCGTGGAGAAGATGTCTTCCATTTTCCAATCGTTCCATTTCCAATCTCAGTAGCAGTCTCTAACGCCCAAACACTCACCCCTCTTTCGCTACAAAGGCGCTTTACATTATTAAAAAGCACTTTTTCACCTCCCTATTTACTAGAAAAAACTTGACGAACTTTAGAAAATAGTCTATTATTGTCTTGTCAGGATAAATAACTATTTCGAAAGCTCTAAGTGGTGGAGGGCTTGGTTTTTTGTACCCTCTGTACTTTCTATAATACTAGAAAATTTTCTACCTGTCAAGATATTTTTCTAGTATTTTTCTAGCTATTTTATGAGGTGTAAAATGCTCACGAATGAGGAGATAGTTGAGAAAATTCGCGAACTCGCAAGGCAAAAGAATACTTCTTTAACCGATATTGAAAAAAATCTCGCTTGGTCTAATGGAAGAATAGGAAAATGGAAGCATGCAAAAAAAGGTCCGCAAAAACAAGATTTAGAACTTGTATCAAGAGAGCTAAAAGTGCCCGTTGAAGTCATTACTGGAGAGCAAAAAGGAAAGCTCGCCTCCACACTTGGAGACGAGCTTGAAGAAGCCATTATTATTGGGCGAGATGGAAAGAAAATTAAACGGACTTATACAAAAGATCAAATGGACGCACTCAGAAAAGTCATTGATGTTATGCCATTTGTCAACGACGAAGAGATATTTGATGGTTCGCTAGATGATTTTTAATAAATGACTCAAACTGCTTGTAAACTTTCCATTCAGTTGATGATCTAAAAAAATAAGAATATCCTCTTTCGGCCATATACTGATCGTCTAGCTTATAAAGTTTCTTTAACCTTTCGCGGCATATGTTTGCAGCTTGCAAACTGACTCCGCAAGAGGATGCAATTGCATAGGTGCCATCTATTTTGAGCGCGCGCAGTATGCAAGCCGGGGTCAACAATTGAGCAGCAAACGAATTCGCTTCTATTTCATCAGAGTCGTTTTTTGATCCCGGTTCTCTTCTGACTGCTCCATCTGTATTCGCGTGGCCGAGCGCAAAGTGTCCAATTTCATGCGCAATTGTAAAGTTTCGCCGTCCTTTTGACTGTTGTTGGTTGTAAAATGCTATTGCAAAATCATCTATTTGGAATAGGAAACCGTCCGCGCCGATTGCGTATTGCACAAGTCCAAATTTTTGAATGATTCTATATCCTTGACTATATGAAAACAAACCAATACCTAAGCCTTTACAAACCTTTTGGAGATCAACCGGCAATTCGCAAATCCCGCACTTTAGTAGGACATCCCAAGCTGTCATGTTATCCTCCGTTAGTCGAACATTTGTTCTTTTGTTGGATAATAGCATAACACCTGTAGATTTATAAATCAATCAGCATATTTTCACAATTCTTTCCATTTATATTTTGTATTGACCTATATCTAGTGGTCTTTACTTTTATACCACAATTTTACTTTTTAAAATAGGTTTCCATTTTAGTGAAAAGCCGCCGTCAGGAATCCCCTGGCGGCGTGATCTTAGGAGGTGCGCATTTGTGAAACGGGCTGCGTTATATATTCGAGTCAGTACAGAAGAGCAGGCCCGGCACGGCCTATCTCTGGAGGACCAAAAAAACAACCTGACTCAATTTTCAAAATCTCACGGAATGAAGATTGCTGGCATCTATGAAGATGCTGGCATTTCCGCCAGAAAACCATACAAGAAACGCCCTGCTCTCTTGCGTTTACTTGAAGATTGTAAGGCTGGGAAGATTGATCTGATCTTGTTCATAAAGCTGGACAGATGGTTTAGAAATGTGGGGAACTACTATGCCGTTCAAGAAATCCTAGACCAATACAATGTATCTTGGCAGGCGACACAAGAGGATTATGAGACGACAACCGCATCCGGACGGCTGAAAGTAAATATCATGTTGTCTGTTGCCCAAGATGAAGCAGATCGGACCAGTGAGCGCATTAAGTTCGTATTTGAGGGAAAGCGGGCGCGGCTGGAGCCTCTTACCGGGAATATACCTTTTGGTTACAAAATTGAAGGGAAGGCATTCAAAAAGGATGAATCTAAAGAGGCTCTTGTTAATGATTTCTTTAAGAAGTATCTAGCCTCCGGTTCTATTTCAAAAACTTCCGAATTTATCAGAGAAAAATACGGTATTTCAATGAGATACCATCTCATTGATAAGATGCTGCGCAGCACCACATATTACGGGAAATATTACAATATGGACGGAATGTGTCCTGCCTATATCACTAAAGAAGATCATGAGAAGATTCAGGCTATGCGGAGAAAGGTTGTCCGAAAAGCAAAGAACAATCGAACCTATCTGTTTTCTGGATTGGTGGTTTGCCCAGAGTGTGGGAACAGGATGGGCGCTCGCATTAACACAAAGCAGACGTATGTGTTCTATAACTGCAACGGGCATTATACAAAACAAAACGGATGCCAAAACCGCGTCAATCTGGGGGAAAGGAAAATTGAAGAGTATCTTCTTGCGACGGTAGATAACAAATTCCATGAGTACAAGGCCAATTTCTCTGCCCTTAAAAATGCAGAAATAAACAAGAGGGCACGCGCAGAAATCTCCGCCGCAAAATCAAAGTTAAATAAGTTGAAAGATTTGTATCTGAATGACATTATCACGCTCGAAGAATTAAAGGCTGACCGTGAATCACTTCTCGCAAAAATTAGTGATTTAGAGAAAGCTGCACTCCCTGAACAAAAGCAGGACTTTGAGAGCATTGATAGGGTGTTGATTGAAAACTGGAAGGAATCTTACGACGGACTCAACCGAGAAGAAAAACGAGAATTTTGGCGGATTATTATCAAAGAAATCAAAATTTACCCTGATAGGCACATAGAATATTCCTTAAATGTTTGAAAAATTTTTAATGAATTTTATTACTTAATATTTCTCCCTGTGTAGTTGCGATAATATTATGTAATAAAATCCCCGCCCTCACAAGAGAGCGGGGACTATCGTCAGTGCTTCACGACAAACTCATAGTACCGAGCGAGTTTGTCCGGAGCGGCGTCCTGGTCGTCCAGAAACGCTTTCGCAATTTCGGCATAGAAGTCGATGTTGCTGACATTGAGCTTCTTAGCAACCTTGCTGTAATCCGAATAGACCATGTTCATAGCTACCCACCATTGATATGGGTCGCAGTTGATTCCCCTCTGCGTCATGATCTGGTTGGTTTGTTCCAACGTCCAGTGAGGGCCGGTAGTGCCGTCTACATTCTGCATTGCGCTGGTCCACTCTTTCGCCTCTTCCTGTGTGAACGGTTTAGCTGAATTGGAATAGGAAGGTTTTCTGTTTTCCCATTGGCAGATAGCGTTGTAAGCGCCGCTGTAAGCGCTTAAACGTTCTGCCGTCCGTTCGCTCATTGGTTCAACCATGCATTCCGCAATTTTTAAAAGGAGCCATTCTCGGGAGCCTTCCCGCGCTTCGTTGGTGCCATTCATGGCGGCACCCCCTTACTCACGGTCCAGCTGTTCCATGCAGCGGCGGATAGCCTCACGCTCCCGCTCATTTGACACAGAGCCCATCATGTCCTCCAACTGGGCCATCATCTGCTCTTTTGCATCATGACGGCTGTAACCGCTTTCACGGCTGTAGCCGCGATTGCTGTAACCATCTCGGGAGTAGTGACCCCGGACATAGTGTTTTCCGCGATTGGCGTAGCTGGAACCGCGATTGTAAGACCCGCGCCCTTCCCAGTCTCCGGCCTCGGAGTAACCGCCATCTTCCTCCAGAGCACAAATTTTGTCAATGTTCTTGATGGTGTCGGTGAGCTTATGTGCCAGCTCCAAATCGCCAGCGCCCAGCTCTCCCTTCCGAGCTAGTTCTTCCAGCTCCATCTCAAACTTCTCTTTCAGCTCATACAGTGCTTTCATTTTGCTCTCTCCTTTCAGCATACACGCTCAACAATCACGTTGGCATTTTCCAGCTCAATCGTCTCTGTGGAGGTGTTTTTGACAGCCACTGTCACACAGCAGCCACGGGGAACCTCAATAAATGCGGCAGCAAATACATTGAAGAACTCATTAACTGCTGCAGGGGTGACAATAGCGGTCGCACTTCCAAGGGCCTCGCCCTCCACGGCGATAGCGACAGAGATGGGACCCACTGCCCCGCCGGTCGGGATGGCAATATTCCCGCCAAATACCACCTTGTAACGGGCACGGCACTGATTGGTCATCCCCCGCAGAGTGATGATGCCAGAACCTTCCCGATGAACGATACAATTGGAGCCGGAAACGGGCGTTTCGCTGAAAACTGCATTCCCATTAGCCGCGATCTGCTGAACAAATACTCCGGTAAATTCAGCCATAAAATCAATCCTTTCTCATAAAAGAATACGGCGGAGCCATTGCCCCGCCGCGTTGTTGTAGTATCGGCACGGGGCCGAACATTCCGGTCATGCCGGAAAGCTGATGTATTTGGTTTTAGCAGCCGCAACCGCAGGAGCTATAGCACCCACAACCGGCATAAGGGTTCGGAACCTGATAGGCCGGAACGGGACACGGACGGAGCTGGTTGACCAAGTAATTGTTCTGAGCCTGCTGAGAAGCCGCCAGCCGCAGAGCCTGATTCTCGTCCCGCAGGGCCTGAGCCTTATCCGCCGCAAGGTAATCAATGATGCGATCTCCCACGCGGTCAATGGCTTGCAGGGTGTTGCAATTCATCTGCTGGGCCTCGAAGCGCGTCTGCATGGTGGACTTCTCAATGTCACAGCAGCAATTCTGAATCTGGTTCTGGATGGCAGTGGTGTTCATCACACCCTGGGTAGTGTTCGCCTGGATCATCGCCTGTGTCGCATTTGCGTTTTGAAGCGCGTCATAGCGATTGGTGCAGCAACAGTCTGCAATCTGTGCCTGCAAAGCGTTGTTGCCCTGCATGATTGCCATCTGGGTTGCGTTGCCGTTGGTCAAAACAGCGGTGTTTAAACCGTTGATCTGCTGTGCGGTAGTGTAAAAACCGTCGCAAAGACCCTGCTGAACAGTGTCCAGCTTGCGCTCTACCTGGGCGAAGTCAGAGGCGAGGACATAGTTGTCGATTGCGCCGGAGCCGGAGGGGGTTGCACCGTTTCCATTGCCGCCCCAGTTGCCGCGATTCCAACCACCGGCGAAGATAAACAGGAACAGGATAATAATCCACCACGAGCCATCGTTACCCCAGCCCATGCCACCGCCGCCATTGCCGCTCGTAGAACCAGCTGGAACCACAGGCATGGTAAAGGGAGTTTCAGAATTAAGAGACATGTGATTTCTCCTTTCAAAATTTGTTTTCTATGCTAAATCGTGGCCACGATTCAAGCCTATTGATTGCTCATCATTTGCTGAAATGCTCTTGCCATTCCCTGCAATTCGTTGAATTGCGCCTGGGTCATCTGGCCGGAGTTGAGAAGCTCCTGTACTTTCGCTTTTGGGTCACCCTGAAAAGTTTGGCGGAATTCCTTGAACTGTTGGAGCATTCCCATCATGTTTCCCATAGGGCCGGGGAGATTACCGCCGCCCATAGCGTTGAAAAACGGATTACTCATCGTTCGCGGCCTCCTTCTTCGCCTTTGCGATTTTTGGCGTACTCAGAGCGTCCACACGGGCCGCTAGAGCGTCCAATTGCTCACGGGTGGCATATTCCACTGCCGGGGCCTGCGAGGGCTGTGCAGGGCTTGCAGGAGCATTTGAGGCGATTCTTTCCACCAGGTCGTAAATCTTGGTAGTGGGCTTTCCAGAGGCGTCAGCCTGTTTGAGGTAGATCACCGGCGCGGTGCTGTCCCACAGGGCAACGGCACTATTGGGGGCTACCGGGTACTCGAATGCCGCCTGCCCACCGGGAACCCACACAATCTGTGTGTTGTTCTGCTGGGGTGGTTGTTGCATATTTTGCAGCGGCTGGGGCTGATACTGCCCAACCCTCAGCTGTGCCATCTGGTCAGGCATAGGCGGCTGATAGGGTTGATAGGGATTGTAGTAAGACGGATAACCATAAGCCATGAATTAATCCTCCTTCATCCAGTAGTACAAAACGATCTCATTCCCGCTGTCCCAGGTGTCATATATAATAGAATCCTGAATGCAGACCACATGTCCGGACAGAGCAAGAATATAGGTCCCATGTGGGTTCTCTGCTGCGAAATCCGCTACGGACATATCATCTCGGACAATGTCCCTCTCGAAGCCCTGCCTGCGCAGATACGCTCCCCACACGGCGTTGCTTGAAGGCATATCTTTGAGCAGGTTCCCTTCAATGCAGAGATTCCAATAGGTAGCGTCCCAACTTTGGCCCAGGGCTTTAGAAATCGCTCTGACTGTGCAATCTCCAACATTGCGTCCGGCTGGGTTTTCGTTGTAAAATTCAAACCGCATATTCACGCCGGTCATCGAACAACAATTCCTGCTGCCGGATGAACGCCTCCAATTCTGAAAATTTTCCCTCTGCCGCGTACTGAAAACAAGTGTCTGTGGCATTAGAGGCCGTCCATCCACAGGCTACCAGCCGCTTGACAAGCTCAGACCCATTCACAAGCAAAATAACACGTCCTTTGCAACAAAAATAAGGAGTCCGTGAGGAGGACTGCGACGTGTACAGCCCTTGTTCCTCACGTCCTCCATGTCTATATTGTCGCATAAAAAATCCCCGCATGGGTGGCATCCATGTGGGAGTTATGTGGAATATTTGTATGGTGTCGTTTTCAACAAAATATTTTCGAAAAAGTTGTTTACAAACCAGTTTATAAAGCATATAATAAGCGTACAGAAGGAATTGTGTTCTTCTGCCTAGATGAAAACGGGGCCCGTATGGCTTTCGAGCCAGCGGGCCCCCTAGACACTTATTGGAGGAAAAACATGGGAAGAGCAATGGTATTTATTGACTTTGAAAACTTTAATATTGCTATGATGAATTATTATCGAAAAATTGAAGAGCCTTCCCCAAGATTAGATTATAATAATCTTCCAAAAGAGATTGTTAGTCTTCTTCCAGGAAATCATACTCTCGAAAAGACTTTCTTGTGTGCGCCAAAACCAGATGAGTTTCTTATGCAGGATGATCGTAGAAAGAATACATATAACTGGATAAATGGTCTAAAAAACCAGAAGTATTTTACTGTAATTGAAGGCCAACATATTGCTCGCAAAGTTTACGGAAAAGAAATGGATATTCATGACAGGTCTACTTATTATGTGGAGGAAAAAGGAACTGATACTAACATGGGGGTCCATTTAGTAGCAAAAGGTTTTCTAAACGCATATGATGTTGCCATTATTGTGAGTGGAGATAGCGATTATATTCCTGCCCTTGAAATTCTAAATACTATTGGAAAAATAACCGTAGTGGTAGGTGTAAATGGGCAAAACATGACCAAGCTTAAAAACTGCGCAGATGATGTACTCATACTAAATAAGGACTTTTTCGATAGATGTTTACGAGAGTAAAACAAAAGGGAGCTGGGTTAATCCCCGGCTCCCTTGTTTGTATAGAGTTGTTTTGCTACTTCCTCAACCCTTTGGAATATGTACTTTTCATGGTCACTAACTGTGCTTCGGTACCATCCCAGTTCCGCCGCCACGTCCATCTGGCCCCATTTATCAATGATGCGACGTTTTGCGATTAGTTCATCGTCCTGGTTCAGGGCGGCTTCATAGATGGCTCTTTCCAGCTGAGAGCGCAAGAGTTTATCCAGCGGCGGCGGTAATTTCACTCTTGCGCTCATCAATTCACGTCCTTTTACTTCAAATTGTGATACCTGTACAGCATCACGGCAAACTGCCTGCGGGTAACGGGCTGGTCCAGCATCATGTCGCCGTTCGTGTTGCCCAGCATAATGCCGTTCTCCTGCACCCACTGGACCGCCAGATCACTTTCAGAAGGATTGTCCACAGTTTCCTCCTTCCAGGCAATCCCCAGATAGTTCAGGATGCCCTTTGTTTCCGCTTCCGCCAGTTTTTGCCGGTATGCGGAGTTTTTGAGATTTGCGGCGTCTGTTTGATTGGTGTGGAAGCCATGCTCGATTAGAACAGCCGGAGCCACGGTGCCTTTCAGGACATACAGCGACGGGTCCGCCACAATCGGTGTAGACCTGACAGTAATTCCGGCGTCTTTGACGGCCTCCAGGATATCCTTTGCTGCCTCATAGCCGCTCCCGCTGGTCTTGTAGACATATGCGCTCCAACCGGAGGCAGAGAACCAGCCTCCATTTCCAGCGGCGTTGCTGTGCAGGCTCACGAACAAATCCAGGTCTTTGATGGCGTTTGCAATCGCACACCGCTGCGCAAGGCTGACTTCCCCGCCGCCAGTCCTGGTCATGGTGACGGCAACGCTATGCCGCTCCAGGATGCTCTGAATGCGTTTCCCCATGTCCAGGGCAAACTCATGCTCATAATAGGTTCCGTCCGGGCTTTTGTTGGCGAGGTTTCCCGCGTCATGGCCCGGGTCCAGGACCACCTTTTTCTTTTCCACAGTTGTCTCCCCTTTCTTGAGATAGACCAGAATCAAATCATGCACGTTCCTGCTGCTCTGGATGACCGCTCCATTGAAATAACACTGGCTGGAGCCGCCGCTATCCAGCATAACCGCGGAATCCCATCCTGCCGCTGTCAGATCGTCCCTGAGCGCTTCCGGCGTCCGGGTCATACTCCCTCCGTCCCTCGTACAGTAAAGGGCCAGAGAGCCGCCCTTGATGCCGATAGCGGAGCGTCCCCGCTTTCCTCCCTGGCCCTCGTCATAAATCAGTTTGGAGATTGGCTTTCCGGAAACAACCAGCGGTGTGCAGGTGATATAATTACGCTGAGAGGCGTCCGGCAGCGTGTCCATAGAGATGTCCGGTCCCTCATTCCAGGAGTAGCCGAAGACTGTGTAATCCGGTTTGCAGAGTACCTTCCCATCTGCTTTCAGGTGGCAGTTGGGCCGGAACGTGGACATGTTGTAGAGCGTGCCGTTGAGGATGTAATCCGCCCCGGTCTCCCTCTGAATTTGAGAGAGAGAGCGGCGAGCGGTGTTGATGTAGAGCTGGATGCGCTGGATGTCTTTCAGAGGGATTGTTACCGCCAGATGGTCAGGCATTTCCATCACTCCCGGAGTTGCGCTTTTCGGCCTGGGTACCGAAGTAGAATGCGATCACCACGGTGAATACGGTGAGGAACTGCTCTGCCGTCACGCCGCCGGTACAGGTCAGGTAGGCGAACACCGCCGTGAGAATTACCGTGACAATGCTCTTGACGGCCAGCAGGTTTGACAGCCGTTTCTTCAAAAGCTCCATGTGTTTTCCTTTCCGGGCAGCACAAAAGCCGCCCTGTCGTGCTTGACAAAGCGGCTTGATTTGGTATAATGAATGTACAAGGGCGCTGTTGTTTGACGGTTAGCCCCTCATACGCTCAACTCTCGTTGACCGCTCGGGTAGCAGCCGGGCGGTCAACACGCTTTTATGGTCAGTATGTAGGCCGTAAAGACCGCGCACACTAAAATCCAAAGGATTTTCGCCAGAAGGCGTCCCACAATCGCATCACCTCCCCTCTACAGGGAAGTGGCTAACCGCCGTATACAACAGCGCCCAGGGCCTTTTTCAAGGCAGGTTTATTCTACCAAAAGCGCCGCTTTGTGTCAATCTTCGCCGCCTGGATGGGTGGCTTTTTTCTTACTTCCGGGTCGCCTTAACCGCGTAGCCCAGCTCGTCATAGGTCACATCAAACCTGCCAGCATTGGTCTTCTGCTCCACGACCTGACCAGCCAGCTCCTTACGGCGGGACAGGTCGGGTTTATCCGGATAAACCACATGCTCACCAGTAGCAGGTGTAAAGCCCTGCTCCATTTCCTCCTTCGCTGTCTCTTATACACATCTGACGCTGCCG